TCAGCACCTTTTAACTATTGGGGTGTAAAAGGTTCTGGCCGACGTCCAGAGCTTTATTGCACAAGGAAAGACACCAAAGAATATATTGACGGTGAATGGGTAACGATTCGAGCTTGGTTCAAAAACTTCAGCAGCATTCAGGAATCTGCAGATTACGTAGTCCAACGTTGGTACAAGGACTTTAAGGAATTCAAGGGTATAAATCGTGCTGGAGATAGGGAAGCAGCAGCTCAACTGCTGGTGAAAGAGGGTTATGCAACAGACCCAACCTACGCAGATAAGTTAATCAAGCTTATGGATCAGTACGCACCGCCTATTACTAAGAATAAATTTAAGCCTAATCTCAAATTAAACGTTCCTTTCTTTTCACAGCTGGATAGTGAGACTGAACAAGGCCATCGCATGTGCTTTTCAAGCTCCTGTGCTATGGCTCTTAACTATCTACTTCCGGGTGTATTGATTGGTCATAAAGATGATGACTATCTCAGCAGAGTACAGGAATACGGCGACACTACCGATCCCTTCGCGCAGGTATGTGCTTTAGAGAGTTACGGCGTAGAAGCGTCTTTTAGACGGGATCTTAATTTGTCTGATATAGAAGCACAGCTTCGTGATGGTATTCCTATCCCTATTGGAATCCTCCATAAAGGGCCTAGTTCCGCTCCTGTTGGGAACGGGCATTGGATTGTTGTTGTCGGAATGGATGAAGACTATTTGATCGTTTGTGATCCTTTCGGGGAGATGGATACGGTGAGGGGTATCTACCGAAATAACACAAACGGCAAAAATTTGAAATATCCCTATGAGCATATTCTTAAGCGCTGGCTTATTGAAGGTGACTCTTCCGGCTGGGGAATCATTATTAGTTAATTATCAAAATGCCTAAATCATTCAGCGGCGTAGACTTTATTGGTGGAAGACCTAAGCGAACTCGTATCGGTAATGGACGTAGAGTTCGCTCTCAGAAAGCTTCAGGTAGAACTAAAAGATCTGGCGGTCGAAAGATCTATCGAGGGCAAGGTAAACGCTAGGTCTCGGTATTAAACCGTTTCCAACCTGTAGCCAAGGCATAGATCTCAGGATTGGCCTCTAATGGTGCCATTTCTGAGAAACCACGTTTCCAACCATGGTCCTTCATAACCCTTTCTACTTCGTCCCTGATTTCATTTAGATCCTCAAGAGTTCCGGTAAAGCGGAATCGTACGTACTTAACTTTCTCACCCATGGCGAACAATACCGTTGCCGTAAATTTCTTTGTGCAGCTCGATTGCGGTCTCTAGGCTTCGCTTTGCCTTGATCAAATCATCCAGTTGCTTATCAGGTTCTCCCTTGTATTTAAAAGGGTAACGCTGAATATATTTTACTGAGTTGATTGTAACGAATTTGAGCAACCCATCAGCCCCGTACATACTTTTCGCCACGTCATATGGCGATACACCTTGTTTGTAATGCTCAGGATTTTGGATTTTATCTACAGCGGTTTCCTCCTCGCATTCGTAGATAATTTTGTCGTATTCCCTGACGATTGATTCTTCATAAGAAGAGGGAGGGTCAACCTCGATGTCTCGACGGTCGTCTCTCCCATGGATCTGATTAAACATTTGAATGCCAATTATGACACTCAAATGTACCTTAGTTTAGAAAGAAATAAGATTAGCTTTTTCTCTCGTAGTTAATACCTCTGTAGCAGAGGGACACCTTCTGAGCATTTTGAATTCGCTCTTCGCGAACTACTTTGCGACGAATCAGTTCGAGCACGTTCATGGATCGCTCCATCAGAGAACTCACCCCCGTTGCATGGTGAGTGCGGACTGCAGCCTTGCGGCTCAACGTACATTCATTTTAGTACTAAAAATAAACTTTGCTTTCTTCCAGGCCCTACCCCTAAACTCAAATCTGAGTTCTGTTGAGGATAAAGCTCAGGATAGAGACACGTTGGAATCCATTGGTACGACTGTGGTGGGCAACTGCCTTCTAAGCAGTCGGTCGATGGTTCGAATCCATCAGGGGGCGTTTTCAAAACCATTGCAGCGCAGTGGATCTGAGGCATCACGCTTCGGATCCCTACTTGGCCGCTTCAAAAGGGTGAGATTACGCATACTGAATAGGACACGGCTCTATAACTGAGATCTCCTGCAGCAGAACCAGTCTCAACCTAATCTGGACAAATGCTCAATGGATAAAGATTTGGATAGAGAGCAACGCGTGCAAAACGTGTCCTCAGCTGTCGCCGACCTAAAGAGGTTGGGTGTCGACTTCTTTCCCCGACTGACTTCTCAAAGCCCCAACTACTACATCCGCAGCCAATGTTCTTGGCAGGATGGGGCAAAGTACAAGAGTACTGGTTTATCCTCCAAAGACCCTTCGTCGCTGCAGAAGGTGGTCGACCTGTGCATGGCGCTGCACAAGGATCCGACCCTTCTGGACCGCCAGAAGCAAAAGCCACAGAAGAGCGCTTTTTCAGCCTGGGGTGCGCTGTGCATGAGGCTTGAGCAGCACCTCACCGAAAACCTCCGAGTCAACGTCGCAGGCCATACGGATTACAAAAGACACTTGCGAGAGCTGAGCGAACTCACAGGTCCGGTTACTGCCGCAAAAGTCCAAGCCTGGGCCGAAGCAGACCCAAAAGATTCAAGGCACCGTTTCCGCAAGCTCACGACGATGCGGTCTCTCATCAGCATTGGGGTTGAAGTCGATTCGTTGTGGTGGACAACGCTCCAGGGCGAATCCCACTTCAACGGCTTCCGCGCAATAAACCCGCGTGACATTCCGAACGACGAGATGATCCAGGGGTTTGTCGATTCGATAAGCAATCCCCAGTGGCAGCAGCTATTTGGATTGATCGCTGTGTTCGGGCTTCGCAGCAGTGAACCCTTCTGCCTTGAGTCACATACGGACAGCGACGGCTGGATTGAGATCTCCGAGCGTTCCAAGACTGGCTACCGGGTCGTCATGCCTCGCAGAAAGGACTGGTTAGATCGTTGGAATCTTTGGGAATTAGATCTGCCAGAAGGTGACCCCGAACGGACACCAAGAGAGAAAGGATCGAGAACGTGCCGTTACTTCAATAGACACTCAGAAGGCGCGACCTGGAGAAAACCCACTGCATATTCTCTGCGCCATGCATACGCCGCTCGAATTTATACATCGCGTGAGTTCGACCACCTAATGCCGCACACCACAGCGCGGTACATGGGCCACTCCGAGAAAATCCACCGCGAGTACTACCAACGGTGGATCGACAAGAAGGAACTTAAGGAAAAGGCGAAGCGCGAAGCCAAAGGGAATTAGATACCCGGTCCAGGGTCTTGGCGATTTCCGACAATCTGTACTGCTCGTTGGTAGTAGTAGGAATCTGTCTTACCGGATTTCTCCAAGGCCTCTTTAATTCTCAGCCAGTTCTCGTAAGTAGTTTGGTCCATGATTAAGTAATGAAAGGCCACGCCATCTCAACGTCGCCTCTCCAGACATCAGGATCGATGGGTGTTCTGCTTACATATTCGCGGAAATGTTCTTGAAGTGTTTCAAGAGGCATACCCAATTCTTTTGCCATGACGGCCATATTGGATTGCCCCTTGAAAATCACCACAAGAGCTTCTGACAGCTCCATCAATCAGCTTGAATGTATTTAATGACCAGACTCCGCAGATCAAGGTAACGGAGCCTCCAGTCAGGTATTAGACCGTAATGAGGAAGCGTGTGATGGTCGTCCTCATCAATCTCAAGCAACTCAATTATTTTGTGCTTGAGAGCAAGCTTCTCGCGATTTAGCATCAGGCAATCGGAGCGAACATTGAATCTTCTGAGAACGGCTTGGCCTCAACCTCTTCTGCAGACTTAAGGCAAATATCCGAGTCACAGGGAGCTGGACCTGCCTCGAACAACACACCTCCATCGTGTTTGAGAAGCGCTCTATGAAAATCCTCTTCAACTCGACGAGATTTGACACCGCTCAAAAGCTCCTGATACTGCTCCTTACCAATAGGTTCGAAGGGCAATCGAGGGAAGGTGGCACCGGCATCAAACCGAGCCAAAAGCGCAGCAGAGATATAACCTTCGTCTGACTGAATTGAATTAAAGATCAGCGAGGAAAGCTCTTCGATCTCATCTTGCCTGTACTCGATGGTGGCAGAGGTGTTGTGAGTCGTGTAGTGCGTTTGCACCTGCATGTAGAAATCGAACTGTGCAGCAGCCGTAATTTTGCTGATGTCGATTTCATCGCATCCAGGAATGTCTGCCCAGCTGGTTGAGTAAGGGATTTCGACAAGCCATTCTGTGCAGCGCTCATCAAAAGGATTGTCGAGAAGCTTGCCGTTCTCGTCCTTGTCTGACTGCGAAGGAACAACTGAATACCCGTAGTCAATACAGGCCAATGCGACTGGATCGTCCTTCCGGAATGTCACCCGACGAATAAAACGCTGGGACTTGGGTGGATGCCAACCGCTGCTAGCTCCTGTAAGCAAGCTTTTAGTTCCAGCAGGCTGCACTGTGGTGCTGCGATTAGGCACACGCAGACCATGCTTCATGCAGTACTCCTTAAGAGTCTGCTCAACAACCCTGCGCCAACGAATTAGGTAGGAGGCTTCTGTGGCTTTGAAAGCTCGGCCTTTAGTTGAATCAGGGCGACCGGCTACAAACCACTCAAGCCAATCAGCACCAAAGGCGTGAACGAAGAAATCAAACAGACCAGTGAAACTCACACCAACAATCGGGTCTAGATCACGGCTTTCCCTGTAACGCGGGACGTCAAAGGTGTGATGCAGTAGGGCACCTGCAGTCAGGGCTCCTGCCCTGAAAGCATCCTCCTGCTCATCCCAGTTATTGGGATCGATCTGGTTTAGATGAATCTCACTCAGATTGCAGTGAAAATCAGTTCCCAGAATCTCACCACAAGGATTAAGTCCATATCTATTCATCCTGTGCCTCAACTCCTTATCATCCATCGGCAGCTCATCCCGGTCTAAAAATGCCAGATAAGAAGCAGCGACTTCCCTTCCCTCATCACAGTAGAGATCGATGAAATGCTGACGTTTGTCGCCTGTATCGAGGAGGTCAACGTTGGAACGCGCAATAGCTTCAGGTGCAAACTGGATAGCACCCTCGCCGGAGTAGAACTGTTTGGTGACAGCGTCTTTGACCGCTTCTAGGCTGGGTTTTGTGTGATAGACGCGAGTGTGATTCGCCATACGAAGCGCGTCACGTTTCGGGTCAATTCGCCACGTCCCATCTACATCTTGCTGCCAGAGGTTGTCCTTAGCGAAAGCAGCACATACGTCCTCACTGCCAAACTGTCGCATACCAGCACTGCGCCGAATGTTGCCTGCGACAACGACCGTGGCGGCCTCATCAAGAAGCAAGCAGCACTCAACAGATGTCAGTTGACGACCGATAGCGCCATTAAGGATTTCAGCAATCCGGTAGAACATGGCCTCCAACTTAATTGGATTAGATGTTCCACCAAAGCCCTTTAATTTTTCACCGGCTGAACGAACATGCCCAAGGTCGACATGCACATAGACAGGCCGTATAGAGTCAAATTCAAGCTGACTAGCACCTTCAATCAGTGCTTGATACGCATCGACCCAGCCTCGACGACTATCACCGACCTGAATGGTCAGATCATTACCTACAAAATCCACATAGGTCTCATCACGCCTGTTTTTAGATGAAACACTTCCCACACCTTTGACATCAACAATCCGCAAACGATTGCGAATCGGTGGCAACTGCTTGATCATGCGTTCTTCGATGATGGCACCAGTGCCACTACCCATCATCGCCAGATCCATCATCAAGCCAAAAGCATCCCAATCCACAAGCTCAGTGGAGGTGCAATTGTATGCACCGGAAAAATTCTGACTTTGCTTACTCCAGTCAGTACCTCCGATCCATAGCCAACGTCCTGACGGCAGCATTTTCTTTTGTTCAAGAAGCTGCTGAACAAGTTGCTCCTCTTCTTGGTTGAAACGGCCTAACTCACTTAGGCCATCAACAACACGTTGGGTAACTTCGGCGAAACTTTCCCTGGTGCCATCTGCCTTTTGACGGCTATACGTCCGATAAAAAACAGGGTTAGCGGCAGGAGCGCAATCAGAAAATTCGGCTTTTTCCAAAGGTCTTAAAGCGATCAAGTAAGGATGTGCAAGTTCTCTCAGAGTAACCAGAGGAGAACACAATGGCATCCCCAACCTTATGAGGACAACCTAAAGTAATTTCAGTTTCTGTTGTCAACAAGGTCGTCTAATTGCGCCTGAATTGTTGACATTTGTAAAGCGATAAGGGCTCTGGCTCCGTCACTTAAATCAGGGCGACGGGATAGCTCCACCAAGTCAATCAACCGCTTACGCAATTCGTCAGGTGTTTCAGAACTCATCGAGAATCTAATCTCCGATCTATGAAGTCACGAGCAGCAAGCCTCGACCGAAAATAATGTCGACCTTCGTCTAGGAATAAAAAGTAGGCTGCATTCTCACCTACGGGATAAGCGACCTCGTAAATTTTGAAACCACGATGCATTGAGTACATCCTTCCCACCCTTAACCATGCTGACGTGAGTATCTCCAAAGTAACGCCCGGAATAACTTTTAGAGGCGTCTCTTGGGTATTCAAAAAATGTAAGTTGCCCAATACGCAATCCCGGATACAGGTCAATGTGCCCGTATTGCAACGTGTTCTTCAGCTCCAATGTGCATCGACCCTCATATCCACAATCAATTAGACCAGCCAGAGAATGGTTAAGCCCTTCTCTTGCACGGCTACTGACCAGATGCAAATGCGCTTCAACGTTTTGAGGAATGGTGAAGTATTCAATGGTTTCTCCGAGAAGAAACTCTCCAGGTGACATCTTGTAAGGATGCTGAGGAGTGTATTCACCAAGGTCAGCTTTTACAAACCCGTTCACGGTTTCAACATAAATGTTGTCACCTAGATGCACGTCGTAGCTGCAAGGCTGAACGCATTCTGTGTAAAAGGGATTAATCATGCCCTTCAGACCGAGTTCTTCGATACGAATGTCGATCATTAATCAAACCTTTTGAATGGTTTTTTACCCCGCCATTTACGGCGAGATTCTTTCTTGGAGTGATACCAATCCAGAAAGTACTGAGCGTCGTCAACTAATCGGTGGAGCAAACCCATAGGTAGCTGATCAACGATGAGCTTCAAACGCTTTTCATAATCAGAACGGGACACCTTGATGACCCCATCCAATCAAAGTTAGCTCTATTTAGCAGACCAGTCATTTCCGTATCCAGGTTCAGCCACGATTGGAACCTCAACGAGCATCACCTCGTAAGCAGCACTCTCCATACATTCCTTGAGCACAATTTGCGCTTCATCCTTGTCTTGCTCCGGGACTTCGAGGACCACCTCATCATGTACATTTGCTACAAGCTTCCACTCATTTTTTACAGATAAATACTTTTCCCAGAGCAGGATCAGGGCAGCCTTCATGCAGTCACCACCAGTACCTTGCACTTGAGTATTGAGGCGTGTGGTGTACCTATCAGAGGACTGAGTGACCAGACGCCTTCTCCCCATAAGTGTGTAAATAGCTCCACTTTTATTACCTTGCTCAGCTTGCCAAGCAATCAGCTGCGGGAAGGCGCTCTTCCACTGGTCTAGTTTGGTTTGTGCTTCATCAAGAGTTAAAAACAATCCATCACCAGCTGCTTGTTGTCTAATTGATTTTGCTCCACTTCCAAATAATGCGCCAAAATTATACGTTTTTGCATCTCTTCTTTGTTCTTTAGTAACCGATTCTTCGTCAATACCATTCATCAAAGCTGCGGTTTTTGTATGAAAATCAGCGCCTTCTCTATAAGCTGACTGCATAATTTGATCTCCACTACATTCGGCAGCGATCCTAAGTTCTAGCTGCGAGTAATCAGCGATTACCAAGACATTGCCTGGAGCAGCAATAAAACCTCTTCGATACTCTGCATCTCTTTTCACATTCTGCAAATTAGGTTCAGAACATGAGACTCTTCCTGTATCACAACCGAGTTGTTTATAGCCAGCATGAATGCGATGGTCTTTATGCGTAAGAGCATGATCCCTTAAGCCCTCGACCTGCGTACATGCAGTCACCAATTCCTTGTAATTCAAATACTCATGAATAATCTGATGATCAGGCCTTAACCAAGCCAAAGCATTTTTGTTCAAGCTTTCTTCAACAGGCACACCAAAAGCTTTCAGAACAGGTTTCAATTGCTGAACGCTGTTAATGTTAAAACCTTTTACCTGGGGTTTAGTCTTTGACTTCCCATAATAATCAGGGTGTAGCAAGACTTTGTTGGTTTCTGGGTTTCTGTATTGATCTAGGACACCTGCTTTAACAAACTTGTCAATAAGTTCAGCCTGCTTCTCATCGCGAAGTTTCTGCTTATCTTTTAGTAATTGATCGTAGTAGTCGACGTCAAGAAGAAAACCGTTAAATATCATCGAAGCGAATGCGTGTAATGCTCTGCATTCGAACCTCGACATGTGTGTCAGATCGTTCTTGCGAAGTTTAAGTTTTTGAGCCCTATACAGAGGAAAGAGTATAGATACGTCTCTAGCTCCATAGTTAAGCTGCCACTCATTGAAGTCGTCATCTAAATAGTCAATAAAAGAAGCTTGGCCCTCGTCTTTATCTTCTAGCTTTTGACCTAAATATCTTTCAACAAGAGCACCAAGACTGTTTGATAAATTCTTCTTACCTAAAGAAAGAATTCTACCGGCGATAAAAGTGTCAATTAGGTTGCCTCTCAAAGGCATTCCATGGAATTCACACCACTGCCATTCAAATGTAAGGTTCTGACCGATCTTCGCAATTTTTGGATTGCTAATGATCTTGGACAGAATTTTGATGTCAGCGCCGATGCGTCTTACATCGAATACGAAGACATGTTCATCTGTGCCTAGTTGGATTAGACGAAGCTCGGCCCGACGAGGATCCAGGTTCGTTGTTTCGATGTCGAGGCCGCATAACTCCAGTTGCATAAGCATCTGAACTGCTGCCCTTGTTTCGTTCCCACTGGTTATGTAGGTGAATGACGGATTTAAGGCCTTCGAGTAGCTCTGTTGTGACGGGTACAGAGATGCAGTCGTCAGTTCTTTCGCTGACAACCGTGAGAACGGGCTCTGACTGGTCATCGTTGCTGACTCCTACAACGGTCTTGTCGACGGTCAGCTCTGCGAAAAACCGCTCCTGATCGATTTCAATGAGCATTGGCCGTCTTAGATGAGTGCATGGTATCTAGTTCTGGTCAGGATGCAACCCTGAACCGGAGAGGTTGTGTGGCTTTGATGGGTCAAACCTACAACCAGTTTCAACAGCAAAAGTCATATTTATTACCGTTTAATAATTGGTACATATTCCTTACGCAGAATGCAATAAACGCATAATTGCAAAAACAACTAAGAATTGTAAACACTACTTAATGGACCCGGTCTCTGTATCTTTTTGACAAATCTAGTCTTCTAGAGAAAATTGCGGAACTTGCCCATGTGCTTCTTGCATGTCAGCGAGGGTTCGCTTAAAGCACTCTTTAGTAAAGGGCAGCAGCCGTTCTTCCATTTCAATTACTCCTTTGTAAACGCCTGCACCGCAAGCGGTTAGATGGATGCAGCTATGGCAAAGAGACCCGAAGCACGGTTTATCTGTTCGTTTGTCCTGAGAAATTCCGAGTTTGTCAAAAATGTCTTGAACTACGTTGCATCCGACAGATTGTTTATGGAAACCTACCCTCGTGTTGTGGTAAAGAACCTCGCTCATGGTTAAACCATAGAACGCCGCATACTGCTTGAGCGCCTTATGGCACTCGTCGCTCATCTGCACGACAACGCGTTTCATAGGGCTTCGTTGTGAAGGAAACGGCCCCGCCTTAACGGGCTGGATGTCCCGTCAAGCTAGGACAAGACATCCAGGACATCCAACCTCAAAGTTCAATAGAGGTCTTCAGGTGCAGGAGGTTGTCGGTCAGGTGACTCCTCCAAATCAATTTCCTCTATGTCCTCAAAAATTGTCCCACTGGGAACTTCCCTGTCTGTGACTGGGTTTAGCAGTGGGACAGCCTCTTGCTTGTCCCACTGGGAATGGGTACACCTATCCAACCCTGTTTGGTCAAGTTCATCACTGACCGCGAAATCGGTTTCAGGCGTACCTTCATTCGGTAGTGGTTGATACAGTTTGGAAGCTCCTGAAGCGGTTGTCCCACTGCTTGTCCCACTGCCCTGTCCCACTGCTAACCCCTCTCCACCACTACTTTCTTTCCCAGTGGGACAAATAACCTCTGAGGCACCCCCCGCGTGAGAGATAGATAAAAGCGATTCAAAAATCGCAACACCATTCGCTGTTTTGGCGACGTAAGCCTTTTCAGGGGTGCCACCTTCGCCCTCCCTGTTCTGGATAGGGGCCTGTACAGCAGCGATCATCTCCCTGGCTTCAAGGCGCTGAAGGCTCTTCCTGATGGCTGAGTCGCTTGCAGGGCGTCCACCATCGGCATTGACCATCACCTTGATCTCACTCCTGCGAAGAGCTTCTCCGCTGTCAGTACCGCTTCTGATAGCCACATGGACCCGGTCATACACAGAGACGCTTCCACCAGGCCTCACTCGCTCAGCGTCGGTGTAATCCTCCAGGTCCATGGTGAAGTCCTCATGGAGGAGGGTCACCAACCTGTCCCCTTCACGACCTGAGCGGGACTTACCGATGGTGATCATCCGGCGACGGAAGGTGTCATCGCCCCAGAGGTTCTGCTCCATCTCCTGGTCAGTTGGCTTTGCGATCGACCACGTCTCGGAGACAGCATCACGAATGGATGAGTGCCCTCTGAAGCCGCCCTGCTTGTTGTTGTGGTGGATGACCACAAAGGTGCATTTCGGGAACGCAACCCCGTTGTTCGCTTCGAGCCAGTAAAGGGGAGCGGAAACGATCTGCTTGTTGCCATCAATGGTGGGCTGAGAAGCAGCCAGTGAGTCGATGATGACCAGCACGGGTTTCAGCTTTCGGATGAAAGCCGCCAATCTCTGGACGTGCCTCAGCCGGAAGTCGTGCAGCACATGGAACCAGCGCTCGTTCTGAATGCCCTGAGCTTCGAGCTGCTCCTCCAGTGTTTCCAGAGACTGGTCGGCATTGCACCAGAGCACAGGCCCGGTCTTAACCGGCATCTCTGCTCCTCGCACCTTGAATGGAATACCCCGACCGATGTGCTTTGCCAGCACCTGGCAGGCCAATGACTTCCCGCAGCCACCATCACCGTGAAGAAGAACCGTGGATGGACGCTTGAGCACATCAGGAATCAACCAGTCAGTACCGGTGATCAGTGCGCGGCGGGCATCAGCATCGAGGGTGTCACCACTGCGCTTGTAGTCCTCATCCTCCTGGATCAACAAGCGGATCTGATCAGCATCCTTCCGAACGCCGTACTGGTCTGCCAGTAGGAGAAGTTCAAGGTCTTGTTCTGCTGGGTTAGGCAGCTTCTTGATGATGTCCCTTGCAACCACGAGGAGGTTGGGTCCAGTGGTGGGGTCGTACTTTTTGACCTCTTTGGTCAGCTGCGCCTCTCGGAAGTCCTCCGGAAACCGCTTGCCAACAACACCGCAGATCTGCCGCAGGTACTTCTCCAGGACTATTGGGGAGGGGTCGCCAGCGTTGATGTCCTGCTCATTGAGGGCATGAAGCAATTGGATTGCATCGCCTCGTTTGTCTTCGGCGTGGCAGTAAAAGTTTCCGAAGTTCTTGAAAACGGTAAAAGACGTACCTGACTGCGATAGGCGAAAAGGTGAACCACCCCGCCAAACATTCTTCTGAGCGTTCTCTAGCTGTAGAGGCTGATTACCATCTTCCCAGCATTCGGCGTAATAAACCTGTTTGAAGTACTCATCATTCTCTGCCAGTAAACGCCAAAGACCACCATCCTTAAGTTCTTTGTCACCCCAGAAGATCCGACGCATTTGCGCGTAACTGTATTCTGTGTGAGCGGTTTTTTCGAGAAACTCTTTAGGTAAAAAGCTTGAGGTCTCAGGCGGTGACTCGACTTTTGAAAGCATAAACTCAATCAACCAGTCGGGTGCATCAGCAACCTTCCCGTTGTTGTAGTTGATCCATTCGTAGGGTTTACCAGTGCCAGGATGCAGAGATCCTGGAATCACCGAATACATCTTGTTGTATCTGACCTTCACCTCTTCCGAAGTTCCATTAAGGATCGGAAACATCTCTTGTTTGGTGAAATCCTTTAGGAGCGGGCGAACATCTTCAGGTATCTGGTAGAGAAGATGCCGCCTTCCAGGACTACCTCTCCAACTCATCGTGTCGTTGGAGTCGGGGTAATCATCCCCAAGTTTTTTCTTAAGTAGCCACTCTGCTGCCGCAGGTCCAAATTCATCGGCTGTCAGACCGTCGATATCAAGATCGACTAAACCGCCACTTTTATCTCCCGTGATGACTCCAAGGCCGGTTTGCCGGTGGTGGCGAGTCTTAACTTTCGCCAAAGTTGTCTCGGTATCAAGGGGGTCGGTACTGGTTCCTTGCCCGAACGCATCCTTCCCTTTTACGAGGCACCACTTCCATTCTTCTGGCAGGTGCTTCCTCCGCAGCAGCTCATCGGCTGCCATCTGTGGGATGATTTCCATTCCGTCCTGTTCTGGTTAGTTCAAGGCTATCGGCGGCGTCCATAGCAAACACCGGAACAAAACGTGAAGCAATATTGCTGCCAGGCTCCTAAAACCCTGTATTTACGGTCGATGAGCCGAAAAGTACTCGCCTTTCAAAAGGTTTGTAAGGAACGAAGTAACCAGGACATTCTCTTGTAACATGTGACCTCAGCCGTTTATGTCCACACTGGAACAGTGACCGCACAGAAACTCCTGCCTATATGTCCTCCTCGTTGGTATGCGCCCGCGGATGCACTTGAAGAGACTATGGAAGGTGGGCAAATCTCGTGGTCGAGATGGTTCTCGTGGTTTATGGACATCAATGGATATTCGCACCCGCAGCTAGTTGCCATATGTAAGGCCTGCACTGGTGGCCATGCATGGATGCACTCCAGCACGATTGCGAATATGAGGAACGCAAGAACTAAGAATCCAGGGCCTCGCGCCTTCGCAGCTCTGGAGTATTGCCTTAGAGATATAGATGCGGCTCAGAGGGGAGAGTTCATCACCAATTTTGGAACACTCACTCCTCTGATTATGGAAGCGACCCTTATGCGAGATGAGGATGGGAATCCAGCTACAGCCGGGTACATGATTGAAGTATTCCTTGGTCTAAGGCCGATACCTATTGACCTTTCGGTCACCATCATTACCCCATCTGACGCGGAATTAATAAGTGGTAAGGCTGCTCGTCTGATCAGAAAACTGATGGCTGTTTCTGAATTAGACCCACTCGAAGACGCCGAAACTGTGGGAGGTAAGTTCCCAGGCAACCCGCAGCAAAAGCAAGTTGCCACCGACCTAATCAAAGGACAGGCAACGTGGAGTTCTGATGAGATTGAGGAACAAGTTGGGAAACTCAGCAAATTCTGCAGCCTGCAATTCGGGTATGAGCGCACTCCTCAAGAGTTGATGGAAGAGCTTAAGAAATAACTCCGTTCTAATGGGGTTGCGTAATTGACCTGAACTGCATAGGATGCGTTCATTCGCAGCCACCTAATGCCCAAAAGGCAATACGGGGAGGCGAAACACCGAAGGACAATCTGGCTTACAGATTATGCCTATCGGTTCTTGTCTGGCTTAGCTCAGCTATCCGGCCTCTCTCCTTCAGAGATGCTTGAGCGGATGCTACGCCACCAAGAGGTCACACAAACGCTCCTCAACCCAACCACAAATGCCAGTGCAAACACGTCGCAACCAAGCCACAACAACAAAAGAAGCCTTTCTTCCAACAGCGCTTCGGACACGTCTGGAAGCTGAGAAGAAAGAGCAAGCTGATCGTGCTGCCGCCACCAGCGGTTATCTAGCCGTCCCCAAAGACGGTGAAAGCGTTGAAATTCGCGTCATGTCGACTTGTCGATGGGGCAGCGAAATCTGGTACGACTACCAGGACGATGAGGGGCAACCTCGTCGTGGATGCGCTCGTTGGGACGCGGAAAGCCTTGCAGAGAATGGTTTCGACGACGTGCCAGCCGAAGAGATTCCTGAAGGATGCGCCACTCGAAAGAATGGTGATCCTGCAGTGAAGACCTTCATGGCAATGATCGTCTGGAACTACAAGGAAGAGAAGTTCCAAATCTGGAGCTTCACTCAACAGACTCTGATTCAGCAGTTCACCAAGGCGTGTGAAAACGACCGTTATGGAGACCCTCGTGGTTACGACTTCGAGTGGAGCCGTAAAGGCAAAACCATGACCGACACGGTTCACACCCTTATGGCACTGCCGCCATCACCTGTTGCGGATGAGATCGCTGAAGCCTATCTGGACTTCGAGTGTGATCTGAAGGCCTACTGCATGAATGAAGCAGGAGACAAGATCTTCGGCAAGCCAAAACCTGCCGTTTGACGTCTCTGACTGGACAGGGGCGCAAGTCCCTCTTCATCCCAATCGCACGGTTCCAATGACTCGTGTAGCTGCCATTCCCAAGTACGAAGCAGTACGAACGGTGATCGAAGGTCACCGTGTGTACGCAACACCTTTGGGCCTGAAACCATCGGTAACCACGATTCTTCGTGATGACTCCCGGTTTGCAGGTTGGAGGAAGTACAAGGGTGAAAAAGCAGCTGATGAGATCCTTCAACGGGCCTCAGCACGAGGTACTTGGACACATGATGGGGCGGAGCAATTCCTAACCACGGGAGAGCATCCGCCGTTTCATTTCAGCTACCAGCCGTTCTACAACTCACTCCGCCCTTTTTTGGAGCAGATTGAGCAGCCCCTTCTTCTTGAGGGGGCTGTGTGGAATAGCGACAATTACGCAGGCGCTCTTGACTGTCTGGCGTACATGCCGGGTGATGGGGATCAACCAACATGTATCGACTTTAAGACAGCGAATAAGCCAGTCACAGGATCAAAACTGTATGGCTATGAGTTGCAAGTCGCTGCGTATATCAAGGCGGCAAACTTCGTGTATGCCCGCCAAGGTCTTTGCATCAAAAAAGGTCTGATCGTTGTCGCGTTACCGAACAAGCCTTACCAGATCCACGAACTGGCTCGAACCGACATCAATCAGCTCTACTGCCACTTCCTTGAAAAACTGGAAGATTGGCACGAAAAGAATCCCTTACCGGGCGACTATCCGCAACCAATGTCTAGAGGTGTGGCATAGTAATTATGAAAAAACCTATACACAAATTCTTTTATGAGGATCTGATTGAAGAGCAACATCGATGGTCAATAGATCAGATTGCTGAGTTCTATCAGACATCTCAAGAAGAAGTGATAAATGCGCTAGCTAAGGCAAATGAAGTCCTCTCGGATAACCCTCTCTCAACTCGTCACTTGGACGCAAACAGCAACACAGACGGATGTATCGGCGAGGGAACTATTACGCAGCCACGTCGGGATGTTCAGTGTTCTCCAGGGGAAGATCGGGTTGAAAGCGGCTCGGGAGTGGTTGCTGGGAGTGACTCTTCTTGACCTTCACAACGAGGCCACCAGCAGAGCCCAAGAAGCCGACAGCTAGGACCAATCGTTCGCCATCTGCGTCGACGAAGTCATAGCTGCCCTGCTCAGTCTTCAATCCACGCCGACAGCTTTCAAATGTCTAGCAGCAAACGCGTTGACCTGTCCAGCCGAAAAGCACCCGGCCATCAATTCCAGATAGGTCAAAGAGTGCGACGTAGACAGACCGGGTCTGCATCGATGCTCTTCGGAGACCCAAGACTAGGAACCATCGTTGACCTGACTTGGACAGAGAACAGGGCAGGAGCCACATACCCCACCTATGCGGTGCGTTTCGACAACTCAAAGGTGGTCGATACCCGTGTCCAGCAAATGCGCCTTATAGCTCTCGATTGATGTGGCAACTAGAAACCGGCATCACAAACACCTTTGTATCTAACCAAGATCTGAAAAATGGTTCTTCCTCCAGGCCTCAAGTACACGCCAGAAAGCGGGGAAGTGGCTCTAGATCGACCAGTAACGCTGATTCACGCAACACAAGACGCTGAGCGCCTCATCGTCAAGATGGCGAGGGTGTCAAATCCCTCAAACGACGAGAACTGGGCGACCGGACCTAAGCTCCTGCACTTCCTAATGAGGGAGAAGCACTGGTCACCATTTCAGATGGCCAACATGTGCGTTCGCATAGAGACAGAGCTTGATGTAGCTACCCAAATGATTCGTCATTCGGGGCTGGCATTTCAGCAATTTAGTTGCCGCTATGCGAAGACAAAGAAGGCTGATCTTCCCAGATTCCGAAGGCAGGACACCAAGAACCGTCAGAACGCATTTGATGACCTGACGGACCTGGAGCAGGGTGAAGCGCAGGCTATGGCTCAGGAGGTCATCGACCTGGCTTACGAGAAGTACGAGGCGATGCTGGAGGCCGGAATTGCAAAGGAAACGGCAAGGCGGATCCTCCCTGTCTGTACTCCAAGTGTTTTATACGCAAATTCTTCAGTGCGTGGATGGATTCATTACCTGCAAGTGCGAACCCAGGAGGATACCCAGCTGGAGCACAGATTGATAGCTCAGGAGATTCAGAAAATCTTTTGCGCTGTATTCCCAATAACTGCTGAAGCGCTGGGATGGATTGAGTGAACAAGCAGCAGTTCCACTATGCGATTGACGTAAGCATCGCTCCCAGGCCAGCTACCAGACCCAGGTTCAGCAGCAAGGGTCAGGTGTATAACGACCCGTCGTACAAAGCCTGGCTCAAGGACTTCAGTGATATGGTCCGCAAGAAGTGGGACCACGACTGCCTTTCCCAGATTTCGCATATAGAAATAGTCTTCCACGGCCAGTCACGGCGGGGCGACTTGGACAATTATCTGAAGGCATGCCTGGACGGCCTCGTGTACAGCCAAGTGATTAAAAATGATAACCTCGGCGTCTTGAATTCAATTGAGACAAACTTTGTACATGCCAAGGATGCTGAACCGTGGATCCTTATCAAAATATTCCCTTAGCTAAAGTGAGATCAGCCAACTAAATATGTGATGCGAGTAGCGCAATCGTCTGACGAACTGCTATTCCAACTTCACGAAATAAGGCCTAAATATGCAGTAAAGAGATTTAGAAGATCGATCATTGAAGGGTATCCAGGTGATCGATGTGCGTATTGCGGACGTGCTGCAACTTCATGGACCCTAGATCATATAATCCCACGCAGCAAGGGAGGGCCTACTAGGAGGTGGAACTTGGCTCGTTGCTGCACACATTGCAATGGAAATAAGGGCAGCCTGGATGTACTCTTCTGGTACAGGCCACAATTATTTTGGACTGAGAACAGAGAGAAGACGTTATTCGAATGGATGCGCTTCAATGCGGACATGGATGACGCCATGATTGCATTGGAACAGTCACTACGGGAAGGAAGCCTTGATAAAGAGGCGCTTGAAGAACTCAAGAATCCACCCAAACAGAAAAAGCAGACTTTTTGGGACACTTACTGCTCGGCATACCCAAGCGAGCCTGAGTGTCGGGTGTATGATTGCTGATGATTCACACAGAACAGGTTCTCATAATGTTTGTGGTGATCATGTGTGGTTGCCTGACAGCATTGCTCGCAATAGTGTCAGATAGCTGAATCTATGTTTCTATGTATGTATATTTAATTATGCAGGCATATAGTAAGCATATAGATCATATATTGTTATCTATT